TATTTTTTAGCTCTACCCTCATTTTTTCCTCTACCCACAGTAGGTTCCGTTCCAAATTTTTCATACTCTGGTCTTTAATGTTTAGGAACCACCGTATCATGTCCTTGTATTTTTTCTTTATCGCTGACCCATACTTCAAAGCGACCCCATCAACTAACGGCGCAGGGGTATGTATCTTGTTGAGTAATACCGCCGTGAACACGGATTTAGATACTCGCTTGGCATAATTGCTCAGCCATCCTTGCCATCCCTCCCTGACGTACTTCCCGAATGTGCCGTCTTGTACAACTTCAATTTGATGAAGACCGCGCACGAGACGAGGCCACCCATCTATATCCCATAAGGTATGTGTTGGAGGTATGGGAGTAGCAGGAAAAGAAACCTGACCCTCGAAAGGTTCCATATATTCCCACTCTGCGTGTACATCTCCATAAATTTGACTTTGTCGAATACCCCATGTGAGGCACAGAGTCTCCTTAAACTTCTGTATTTCCTCATAGGACATAGCAATGTTAGCTAGCCGCAGCCGTGTCGCCCATTCACCAATGTTTACTTTGATATCTTTCCGCTCTTTTTTTATAGTCAACTTAACCCACTTCTTATTCCATAGATCGTGTAAAGGAATGGCCATGGATGAATCCGGGGACAAACCACCACCACCTACACTGTTAGGCGTAAGAGCAAACGAGACTGCGAGGTCTTTATCAACCCCTGCCTCTATCATGTCCTCAACAAACAACTTCCCAACCTCCACTCCATCTGCGCCCCGTACAACAGCTAAGTGCCATTGCGTGAGGCGGGAGTAAATACGGTCCTCCGCACTTAGGGGCATTTGTAAAATGGGATTTCTCCATCGAATACTCAAGAGGCTACGTGTGATATATCCAGTTATTCCAGTGATTTCATAACTTCTGCGTAAAAATTCGCACCTATTCCGGGATATATACGTTTTTTCAGGATGTACCTCGTAACCAATTTTCGTATAAGTGTCTACAAGCCAATCTACCAGATATTTATGTCGCACACCAAAAATAATATCATCACCTTGGAACCGGGCACAGCGTACCGCAAATTTTATGTTAAGTCTATCCTCGGTAATAATTTTGATAGCTCGAAAACTTGATATATTTAACAGAGTATCGAGAAATGCAGTCCACCGCCACCCGCTCGGCATGCCATTGTCCCACTCCCATTCTTTGCCATTATACTCAACGCTAGCGCCACATACTACTATACTATCCCAAGCAGCACGCCAGACCGCCAGTATGTCAGGATGAGCGTTCACTCGATGTAAAAGTACACCCATAACGTACAGGACCATGAGGACGGACATCCTTGACTGATGCCAATCGAAGTTACTCTGGTCCAAAGGCACCTTGTGCCAAAGTTCGTCTCGTACCATAGCTAGAATATCGTTGTCTAACGCTTCATTACCTTCAGTTCCCGCAAATAATGAACTAGTCTGGGAGGAATACAATCCGCGTTCGAGTACTTCGCTTAGGTAGTCCATCCGACGGAACAGGTCATTGCCCGTTTTTACAGCCGGCCTTATCTTCCCCCCTTCACTTTTTTTCTAGGATGACCATCCTCTCCCTAGTTGGGTGGAGCATATACCATCGCATTACCTTATCACTCCGGTTAGCAGCATCGATACCCTTCATGGCGCGTGTCTTCATTTTCTTCCCTTCTACGGTAACGTACGTCCGTGGGCCAGTCCCCGCCTTTCCGCGCATCCATTTTCCATCCGTCAGCCACTCGTCCAGAGTTGGTACGTCCTTAGGCATGTGCCACTCTTCGCCAAAGTAGTTAAAGAGTTCCTCAGCCTGTAAAGCGAGATAGTCACGCTCCCCTAAGCCCCCCCCCAGGATTTTTTCTTTTACTAGCCATGTTTTAACGTCTTCCTCTAGACCTCCAGGAATTTTATATTCACGGTAACCAAATTGCACCTCCCAATAGCAAAAAATACGCCACAAGGGATGATATTTGGGTCCGGCTAACTTTAATATCCCGGTACGCTTCTTTAAAAAAGCATGGCCATCGTGGATACATAGGTGGTCTAGGTAATTATTCTTTAAAAAATTATACTCATGAAAAATACTCATCCCACGTCGTTTCCCATGCATACGACATAGAATGTGGAGTCCTTTTTCCAATACACCCTTTGAATATAGGGGACAAAAGGGACAATTACAATTTTTATTTCGAAAGCGCCTCAGTTTTTTTCCGAAATTGGTCTCCTCGGCGTTTATACATGGAATAGCGCATTTGCATTTTTTTGAACTTTCGAAAATTTTCTTCTCTTCGTCACGAAACATTAAGGGGTCCCACCTCTCCTCCTCGGTTACGTTAGTTTCTAGAGGACCTAGACTACGGAATCTTCTGGCTCGCGGAAGTCCGGGTGGACGTCGGCCTCGTCGTCTTCCATTCCGGTTTTGGGTACAACGTTCTTCTTCTTCGCAGCTGTCACCTCCGCTAGTTTTTTCACTTCCTCCGGATTCTCTTGACCGTGTCCCGGGCCTCTTATCCCACTCTCCACTTGAGGTTCTGGAGCAGGATTTAATCCAATCGTAGGCGGCACCCCAATCGTTTTGGGAACAGGGAGGTGGGGTATACTTTGTTCCCTTCCTTTCCCCGTTCGGTTGATTTTGTAAATTTTATCCATCGGCTGCAGGCCGAGATTGGGTTTCCTGGGAGCACCGGCGCCCATTAATTTGAATATATGAGGGACCCATGTAGTCGTCTTAAGTAGGCTGTCGATTTCTCGATTTAAAACAAGTGTTTGGGTTCGGTTTTTATTCCAATTACGCCTCCAGAACCTCAAACCTATTCCAAAAACACGCCTATCTACTTCCTTGAGCTCACCCCAATTAGCGTCTTCATAAATGGCAGTACTCTGAGTGGAACGTAGGCGATAAGCGAAATCTCCATCTCGGTCACCGTCGGGCCATCCTTCATATTCTGGCTTGTACTCCGCGCCTTGTCCAATTAAAGAATGCCAATCTATTTCATCGTAAGCACGTTCAAAGATTGGATTATCACCATCTATGGTCGCCACTAGTTTATCAGTCTTCCAGGAATCCAGAGCGGAACATTCCCGTATACCACATTGTTCGGTCATAACAGGACACCATTCACGAGTCATGTTGCTCTGCCATTCATGAAGACCTGTTCGCTCACCAGTCATAGTAGGGACGATATTATAGTGTTCATTTACTCTCCAGTTCCATGTGACGTAGTTAGGGGATATATAGTGCAGGGCAAAATCCATAGCGCTAACTCCCCCTTCAGAACTGTGAGCTAATTCATCCCATTTCGAGGTAATGTTGTCAAAGGCGTTGGGTACGACTAACTCATCCCGTAGACCAACAGCTCTTTTCCATTCTTCGAAAGCTCGCCTCAGTTTACTGGCCCGATTCACACGATCCAACCCACCGTTAGCCAGCCTTTCCGAACTAGCCGTAACATCAGAAGGTGTCAAACAGCGGTAATCGGCCATACCAGACATCACCATAACTTCTAAAATGTTATCCCACCTGCCAATCTTCAATGCAGGGTATTCACGAGCGACTTCCCGAGGTGCAAAAACTTGGTCGATACTATTCACGCACTCGCCGTGTAAGTACCGTTCCTCATCACCAATTACCACCGATTTCGGGTTGTCCGTGTAATTCAGTGTTGTTGCGGGCCCGCTGGGTATCCCAAGGATCATCGTCTCAGTATCTTCTACCACACATTCTGTATCTGGGGTCCATCTTACCGTGGCAGCCGTGACAAAGTCATCAATCTCAGCCCAGTCCAGAGTTCCAACAGTCCTAGCAGCTGTGATATTAGTGAAGACAGATCGTAAACTATAATCTGAATTTAGGACGTGGTTGACCATGTTTTCAATGATGGGATTAGCGTTAAGGACATTTACCACGTTAGCAGGAACACCGTCCTCAGTGCATCGTGCAATATCGACCCTCTGTCCACCCAACGTAATAGTGTGTAAGGTGCGGTCGGTAACAACGAATATAATCCTACTACTGGTACCTTCGATGTCAACTAAACCAGACGTTCTGAGATAAAAATCCAGAGTAGGGAGTATATCCGCGTGATGCACCATGAACCATTCCACGACCTGGGCCAAAGGGTATTTTAAATGTATTATAGTCCAGAGGGCATATGCTATCTCCACTGTGAAACCGGATGAATCCAGAAATATAATAGAAAGATCTTCGTCTTGCAAGTGCCACGGTATAATAGGTAAAGCTCCCGTATTTATATAACCTTGTGGGAGCGCACGGGCGAATACTCCTGCAGAGACTACGATAGCATTAAAATTCCATGCATCTAGATGTCGCAATTGTATAGTTTGTCGTCCCCACTGTGATTTTTCAGCTGCGGCATACGTAACTCCGGTAGGGTGAGTAAACCGTTTTTCCTTCAAGTCGTCGTAAAGGGCAGTCTTCAACATTAAATCCCTTATATCCCCATTTATGCCGGAGGATGCTACTGCAGCAGTAGAAGAGAAAAAAGGAGTTTCACTGACCAAAGACCACTGTAGACCACCACGCCGCATGTTCACTAAGCCGGATCTGTCACCAGGTTGATTAAGGGCGTCCTGGGTGGAAACGGCTGAGGCGGTTAACACGACCAACCCTGCACCGGATCGTTTTACAGTCCCAACACCGTACCATAAAGGGTCTTCACTTATTACGTCATCCTCAATGAACGGGTTCTCGCCTTTAATGATGGAGGTTAGTGACGAACATAGGGACGAAGAACAGGGAGTCATATTCTTAAGGTCACCATTCCTCAGGCTGGGTTTCTGTGGAGAGGGGGGTAACTCAGTATTGTTCGCCTCTGCCTCCAGCTCGTGCACAGCAGCTGTCAACACGGAAGTACTCACTGCTGTTGCCTTCTCGGCGGATTCTCTCCTCTTCTTCAATTCATCCGCAGGTAACCGTGATGTCTTCTTCTTTATAACTTCCATATGGTGTTTCTTCCGATTAGCTTTTATAACATTTGCAATACTTTCACCTTTTTTCGACAGTTTCGTCTTCTTCCCTCCTATGTCGTGAGCGCCGTCGAAAATCATTTTGTGTAGGTTAATGTTGGTGTTTTCAGTATCCTCGTTATCTTCATCCGTTGCAAATGATATTGAAGTAACCATCTGGTGTAAAATTCCATATTTTGTTGGTAGGACGTTGCCAATGGAGATGGTGGTGCTGAAGCCTGTTCGACCCATCAATTTCTGTTGCCTCTCGAGCTGGACCAAACTACCCTTGTAATGTGTTGAACCTTCCACCAACTCATTGCGGAAATACATCCCCATTTGGCACTCTAGCTCTTCACGGGAGACGGTGTATAAATATATGTTACCGTTTAGTGCGTGCATTTCACGATTGTGCATCACGGCAAGGGCCCGTAGCCAACCAGTCTCCTGTACATCGAGTTGTAATGGTACAGATTCCCACTCTAACTTCCGCCCATGCGGTTCGTACATATCCAAACTCACCAAGTCAACGTCGACAATAGGAGTGTCGCAACAAGAGAAAGCAACGCAGAAAGGACAGACGTGGCTGTTCACCAAAGTAGCAACCGCAGGGGTTGAAGTAATCGCACGACACAAGTACAATGGTTTACGGCTCCTCTGAATATCCTGATTTCTTTCAAATGTTCGTTCCTCTTCGGTGTAGACGGATACGACTTCTTCTGGGGTAACATCTTCCTCATGGACAACTGTCGCTTCATCCCGCATAGCCCACAAATGTATAGCTGCAGTTAGGCTTGTAAGTTTTAGTTCATTCAACCTTAGCGTTTCAGGGTAACGGGCGTTCAAGTCGCGACGCCAGAAGTCCATTAAATAGGGGATTTGTCTGTAAAGTACTAGGGACACAGCTTTTGTAAATAATTTATTTCTATGACCAGCGGCAAGGAAACTGATGATGCGGTTATACTCCTTACCAATACGATCAGCAAACTTCCGAGATCTAGCCCATAGGGTGCCCTGTCTTTTTATCTTCCTCCGTCCCTTCCCTTCGTCTGGGGGGGCACCACTTTCTTCTACCTCAGACACATGATCATCAGGCATTTCCTCCGCCGTATGCACACTGGCAGAATCAGAATGGGGCTCCAATTCACTGGGAGGCGGTGAGGGTATGTTCTTGTTCTTGAACACCATGGTTGGGATAGGAATAGCCTCCTCTTCGTCATCAGGGATATAATTATGAAACTCGGGAGGAGTAGGAGGAGGGCTTTGGTAGGCATTACTCTTTTTCCGGAACTCCTTCGGACTCTCCTCTCCTGTATTTTCTTTCTTCTCTCCCCTCCCCTGGAATAACAACTTAACATCGTCAGGACCTTTAATTATGTTCCTTATCTCTTGTTCATAATGACGCGTCAATTGATTCCGCTCACGTCTGTCCATCTTCTCTTCCTCAATGGCATCAACAGCACTTAGACTACTCCACAAGATTTGCTGCAAGTCGTGTTGATCCGTGTTTTGGCTGGCGAAGGTCTTCACAAGACTGACTCCTTGTGTGACACTGGTGATAAAGTATCGATTATCCTCTCCAGTCGAGGTGTCAGCAATCGAAGTTATGACGGGATGATGGAGTGTTGAAGGAACCGCCAATTGAGTGCCAGTTAAGATAGGTATTGAATGTCCAGAAATACCTACAGTTACGTCGCTAAGATCTTCGCTGATGGTGTTGTTAACGACGTCGCGCTCTGCTTTATGAGCGTCTATCCCCCACGCGCTGGTTTTTTTCTTATAACCCTTTTTCATGAGTCTCGCTTTGGCACTAAGCTGACTCACCGGAAGTCCGTAGATGTGATTATTTTG